AAACATCAACTTGGCAAAAGCGATGCCGTAGCTGATTGAAGTCTTGAAACCCGCAGCGATTTTGTCGCCGTTTTCATCAACGAACTTCTGAATGGCTGGAATTGCCTTGTTGATGATGAGGTCAGCGAATGCTTTGACTTGCGGCAGAAGTTTGTAGCCGAGAGACTCTGAAGCTTCACCAAACGCGAGTTTGATGCGCTCCATTTGTCCTGCAAAAGTGTTGGCTGCTGCGGCTGCTGCGCCTTTGGTTTCTGCTGTGATGTCTTTGAGTGCCGCAGCGAAGTCCTTTGATTTGACGGTCGCGGCTGAAATCTGTGGGAACAGCTTCTTAAGTGCGCCAATGTTGCCACCGTAGCCTTTTGAAAGTAAAGCAGCTGCAGTCTCAAGGTCGATGCCCTTTGAAGCTGAGATATCCATAGCCACGCCGAGCAGGCTTTGAGCTTTGCCGACATCTCCAGTGACCGCAGCGAGCTTACCGAGCGCTGGACGAAGTTGGTCGTCCGCAACGCCAAACTCCAACTGCATCGCGGTGATATACTCTTCAGTGGCCGCGATTGCGGCGTCTGTGGCGCCGACTGTGTTGCGCAGCGAGTTCGCAAGTAGCGTCTGAGACTTTTGGTCCTCGGCTGCTGCTTTGACTGCGTCGTAACCGATTTTGGCTGCGAATGCGCCAGCTGCAAGAGCGGCGATTCCGAACTTCTTGGCAGTCGCGTCTGCGAACTTGCCGAACTTCTTCTCCATCTTGGAGATGTCTTTGACTGCGGCTTTGGTGCCTTTGTCTGAATACTGGGTGAGTATGCGAGCGACTACTGCTCCAACTGCCATGCTACACTCGCTCTCTGTCTAAGTTTCTCTGCAGCTCTGCCTTGGCTTCGTTTAGAGCTGCCAGGATTTTAATTTCGGCTGGTTTCTTTTTGGCATCAACAGCTTGCCAAATCAAACGAGAAGGATTTTTGATTTCGTCTGTCAAGTTGCGAATGAACTGAATGCCCGTGCCAGTGCCGCCAGTCTTGCGACCTGCGACTTCAATGATGGCACCAGCGGCCGAGTTGTTTATCAACGCACCAGCACTTGTGGTGTAATCGCCTCGGACTTTGCCTTGTGATTTTGTTTTGCGAATGCCTTGCTGGATAACGCCTTGATTGTAAGCAGGCCAGCCAGCACCACCGCGAGTGGTCTTTTTAGGCCTAAGTGGGTCTGTGGTTTTCCAGCCTCTCATAGGCGGGTCGGCCTTAACGAAGCCTCGAGCCGCACGTTCTGCGTCTGTCAGCACGTCGTTGAGGACTTTGTTGAAGCGTTTGACTGCGTCCTTGTCGAATTGCTTGAGACCGTCTAAAGTCTCTTGGATTCCTACGAGGACAATCTCGCTCTCTTCAGCCATTCTTTTTCGCCCGTTCTTTTAGGTAAGCTGTTATTGCTTCGAGTACCCCCTCGGGGGCATCAAGCAAGTCAATCGGAGATATGCCAGTCTCCACCGAGATAGCGGCGACTGTGTACGTTAAGCTATCTCGGTGGATTCGAAAGACGCGTCAGAGTCCAGCTCTGCAGTGATGATGGTGTCCAAGAACTCAGGACCCCACGGCTTCACTATCACGCCATTGACCTGCATTGATTTCCAAGCTAGCCAAAACACGTGCTCGATTTTTTGCTCCTTGAAGCCTCGACGCCGTCTGTTGTTTTGACCTTGATTGATAAGCCGTCCATTTGTTCCCCCTTGTTAGGTTATGACTTTGTGATAGTGCCTGAAATCGGCCATGTGACCGAGGCGGTTGCAAGTTCTCCGACTGCTCCATTGAGCGGAGTCCATTCGGAAACCAATGCGCTAAAGCTGTATGCAGGTGAACTGCCAGCAACAGGACGCACAGTGACTGACACTGCGGTGCCCAGTGTTGGGTAAATCGTTGCTTCAAGTGCGCCAGCTGCATAATCCTGGTTGAACTCGAAGGTGACGCTGTTGTCTGCAAGTCCAGCTACTCTTGTACGAGCTGTGTTGCCGAAAGCAGTTGTCTCAACCACGTCGTAAGTTGAGCCGAGTGTCACTGAAGTGACGTAGCTCGAAATGTCTGTAGTGCCGAAAGTGACGGCAACGTTGGTCAGAACGATACGCGCCATTATGAAACCGCCTTTGTTACTTCACCGCTGATTGGCCAAGTCACGCTTGCAGTTGCTAACTCTCCGACAGCACCGTTCAAAGGAGTCCATTCGGAAACCAAAGCTGTGAAGCTGTAGGCTGGGTTGTCTGCTGCTGTTGTTGCGCCGTTTGGCTTAATGACTACTGCAGTGGTGTTGCCAAGCAGTGGATAAATCGTTGCTTCCACGTTGCTTGTTGCGTAGTCTTGGTGGAACTCGAGTGCAACTGAGTTGTCGCCAAGGCCTGCCACGCGAGTGCGAGCTGTTGAGCCGAAAGCAGTTGTCTCAACTACGTCGTCATTTGTGGTTAGTGTGACGCTAGCGATGTGGTCACTCAGATTGACTGAGTTGATTGTGATGTACGCGTTTGTTAGGACTAATCGGGCCATTATTCTGCGGCTCCTTCTGCTTGTGGCTTAGTTGGGCTATTGCTAGAAAGATGCCCACCACTAACAAGCGCAGCGATGTTGCATCCAGCTTCGAGCAATTCTTTGTCGGCGATTTGGTCGCCTTTTTTCTTGGTGCCGACCTCGAGTGTGTCCGAGGCGATTGTGTAGTTCATGGTTAGTCTCCTTGACCCCATACAGTGATTCGATAACGATAGGACAGGTAGTCGATATCGCCCATTTGGAAAGTGCCCGACTCTGCTGAAGTAACTCGCAACGTGTTGCAAGCACCGCCCAAAGTTCGGTCTGACTCGATGGCCGCCTTGATTGAGTAGTTACCTGAGCCAGCTAGGTATTTGTCCAGCTTGTCTTGCCCTGTGCGCTCCGAAAAGCGTTGGACGATAACAAACACATCAAGATTGGACTGGTCGAGACCGCGGGCGTTGTTCAAGTCAAAAGTGAAGTCGAGCTGCCCGACGATTGCACAAGGTGGAACAATGACATCGGGCACTTGGTCGTAGCACCGAAGTCCATCAATATCGCTGAGGTTCTTTTTTAGGCCTTCTCGGATTTCGCTTGGAATCATGCGACAAGACCACTCATCTTTCTGAATGGGCGAATCAATGCTTCAACATCTGGGTCGAGCCGAGATGTAAGACGAACTGTGCCGAGTTCAGGTGTGCCCGCGATGCCGAATGGAGACTGGCGACGAATGAAAAGGCGAGATGCTTGAATCTTGGTTGCCATGGCGATTTCAGCTGGCACTGAAGTCCAGCCCCAAACGCCCTGCACTCTAACAGATTGCGGCAAGTTGTAAGGAAAGATGTAGGCGCCGATAGCAAGAAGGCGGTTCATCGGCCAGCCTCTGCGTGGGTTGTTGATAGGCTCAGTCATGTAGTCTGAAACGTCCCAAACAGTGCTGTAGGTTTGGTCGAAGTTGTCGTCAGTCGCTATTTGAGTGAGCGACACAAAATCGTCTAGGTTGCAAGTCCACCAGTCTTGTGCTGTGTAGTAGCGAGTTACAGGAGCGGCGCTTGTGCCATCTCTGTAAAAAAATCGGCCTGTGTAGTCATCGACCATGCGACTAGCAGTCAAAATCGCAGCTTCAAGTCCAGTGTCGTCCTGAATGTCCTCGATTGCAAGTGAGGTCTTTAGGTCAGACAGTGTGCAATAGCAGTTTGTTAGCGCCACGCTGTTTCCTTTTCTCTAGCTGTTCTCGTTTAATTGCCAGGCTATGTGGTGCCTTTCGTCGAGCCAGTAAGTCTTTTGGTGCGGCAGTATCGCCGCGGTGTTAACGTGGATTGGAAACCCGAGCTGTCTAATTCGACGACTAAACAGAAGGTCTTCACTAATCCAAGTGCCATTGAGTGGCCCGTCCCAAAACCAGCACCAGTCGGCGCCTTGATGTGGGTCTGCGGTTTCCCGCATCTTTTCGAGGACGCTTCTGTGAATGAGAATGCACCCTGTCCCGCAAGCATCTATTTCGAAAATCGCGTTGCGGTCGTACTTAAATAGTGGCAAGAACCCCTCAGGGGCGTCTTGAAAAATCGTTGGAACTGGCTGCGGGTAGAGGTTTTCGTCTGCTTTAAAGGCTGCGAAAACGAGCCCCGCAACCACTGGGCGCTCTAAGTCGTGCGCCGTGTTGATAAGTTGGTCAAATGCTTGCAACGTGAGCTGCTCGTCGCAGTCCACCATTAAAAGCCAGTCCGAGTTTGTGTTGTCAAGAAAGGCCTTGACCACTCGGTTGCGTAACTTGCTCAAAAGACCCGAGCCCTTGATGCGGACAAACGGGCCGAGCCTAGAACTACGAGATTGCGCTAGTTGAACTAGCCTGAAGGCGAAATCGCCATTGACAGTGCCAGGGTCACAAACGCCGATTGATACTTTATGGCCTGATTTCATACTCTCCCCCAAGAGGTGCAGGGCAGACAAGTCGGGGGAGTCCCATCTGCCCTGCACTTATTCTAGTGTTCCTTCAGATTAGAAGGAAGGTGCTAC